CATCCCCTGTGACTAACATCTTTATGTCTGTTGGTGGTGATCTAACTCCTTTCGTTGGTGCTTATCGTCAAATGCCTCGTGTTGAATACGAGCGTAACAAAGACCTACGCCGTGACGAGTATGTGATGAACGCACGCTTTGGCCTCAAGCTATATCGCCCTGAGTGCTTAGTGTCTGTTATCTCTAAGTCCACCATCTAAACTAACTAACACTAGGGGATTTTCTCCTAGTGTTTTTTAACTCATATATAAAGGAATTTAAAATGACTCGTAAATCTACATGGACTAACGCCGATGGCCTAGTTGTCGGTTTTGGTGCTAACATCCCTGAGCGTCAAGCTGCTGGTGTTGTTAAAACTGAAGGTAACTTAAAAGAAGCTCGTCTAAGCGTTACCTATCAATCTACATTTGGTGAATCTGGTGCTTTCATTCGCCTACCTAAGAATGCTGTGTTTCAAACTGCATATCTAGAAGTAGGCACTGCATGGACTTCTTCTGACAGCGGTACGTTGTCTGTAGGCCATGATGAAGCCGACACTGCTGATGTGGATGCCATTCTAACTGCTCAAGCCCCTGCTGCTTTGCTAGCTGGTGCTGTGATTGTTGCTGATGGTGCTCTAGCTGTTGGTGATAATGCTGACAACCGTGGTAATCCTACTGTTCTTACCGACAGCTATGATGACGCTACACAAGGTGTTAAAGTGTTCTTCACTAAGGCTAACAACTTCACTGCTGGCACTGCAACTCTAGTCGTTCAGTACGCCTAATGTAATGTAAGAGGGGTTTGGATTGGGGGTTCCCGGTCGCCCCTCTTTTCTTTTGGAGAAATAGATGGCTAATATTCAACACGCAGTGCTCACTGACCCTCAAATACACGAGCCTAAAGGTGTATCCACTGCTGCTAGTGGTAAGGTATATCGTGCTAATGGTAGTGGCAGCGGTGTGTGGGTATTTCCTTCTGGTCATGCTTACGGTGAAATCTACATTTCAGGTGGTAGTACCGCACAGACACTTCCAGCCGCTAGTGCTACAGCTAAGTTAAATCCTTCTGGTGAGTGGACTGCTAACGGTAATGCTAACATGACATTATCCGCAGCTAATGGTGAAATTACAGTTACAGAACCCGGTGAGTATCAACTTAATTTCTGGGTATCATTTACAACAGCTTCTGCTGCTGCACAAGCTAAATATAACTTTCACTATGCTGTAAACGGCACACCCTCTACACGTAAGATGGTTGTAGCTAAATACACTAACGGTGCAGATACATTACACTGTGCAGCTACAGGATATGCTAGTTTAGCTGATAACGATGTGCTTTCAATTTATGTTGGTGGTGATGGTACTACCTCATCTACAGCAATTACAGTGTTAGAAGCTGGTTTAAGTGCTTCCTTAATTGATCCAGCATAAGGAGTGTTAGATGGCAAAGCTATCTCTATTGGATATGACGCAGAACATTCTTTCTGCACTGGATTCAGACCCTGTAAGCAGTATTGATGAAACGGTTGAAGCTGTACAAGTAGCCGAACTTGTTAAAGAAGCCTACTTTGAATTACTAAGCCAGCGTGACTGGCCTTTTCTATTTCAGCTTGCACCACTACAAGCAGTAGGGGATACTAATAACCCTACAAAGATGAAAATTCCAGACACATGGAATAAAGTTAAATGGATTAAATATAATAAAAAAGAAGTGCAGTGGGTAGACCCACAAACATTTAATGACATTATTAGTAACCGTGTTGCACAGCCCGGAGTTATTAACGCTAATGGATATGTTATTAACCAAGACCCGCAATACTGGACTAGTTACGATGACCAGTTTTTAATTTTTGATGGGTACAACAGCACTGTAGACAATACATTGCAAGCTAGCAAAAGTAGCGCATATGGTACACAGCAAGCTAGCTGGACACACACAGATAACTTTGTTCCATCTATTCCAGAGAAGTTCTTTCCAACGTTGTTAGCTGAAGCCAAGAGTCAAGCATTCGTTAACTTAAAGCAACAGAGTAATGCTAGAGAAGAACGTAAGGCTACCAGAGGTCGTATGGCAATGCGTAACGATAGCTGGAAGAATGAAAACGGTGAAGTTAAATATAACACACGAGTTAATTACGGAAGGTAATATATGGCTACTAAACAAAAAAGTGTTAATAAGCAGGTTAAAGAAGTATTGAATCAGGCTCCTAAAGTAGAAGAAGTAGAAGTAAAACTTAAGTATAAAATGCCTGAAGAAATGAAAGATGTTAACAAGCACAAATGGAAAGGCGAAATGAAATGACCACTGCCTACGATAAAGTTATGGAAAAGCATCAAGAGAAGAAGCTAGCAGCTAAAGAACGTAAAGAAGAACGTGCAGAGAGTGGTATTATAAATAAGCTAGCCATTGATCGTACTCCAATGGGTTTATACCAAGCACGTTACTCAATGCGTGGCCAAGTACCTGATGAACTTAAAGGTTTGTTTACACGTAAAGAACGTATCTTAGCAATTGCAAAGCAACGTAACATTGAAGTAGAAGACTCTACTGTTTAAGGGGATATAATGGCAGCACAAGCCTCAGTAAATGATGCGTTTACGTTTGTAGGTGGTCTAGTCACTGAAGGCGGCTATTTTATCACGCCTAAAAATAGTTACAAAGAAGGTGTAAATGTAATCCCACAAGTTGACGGTGTTATTGAACGCCGTAATGGACTTGACTACGAAGATGGGTATAACCTATATGCTGCTGCTATCAGTGCTGACAGTAAAGATTTATGGGCCTTTACAACAGGCACATGGACTACTGTAGCTGGTAGTGGTAATAGGGATTTTATTGTAGCTCAGACAGGTCGTTACTTAAACTTTTATAACGCTGCTACAGGTAGCGTTAGTGCATCACGCAATACAGCATTTACTATTGATTTACAAAGCTACAAGGTTCCCGGTAATCCCAATACTGTTGGTACAGGAATTTGTAGCTTTGCATCTACGTATGGTAAACTTATTATTACTAGTTCAGATACCTTACCATTACTAGTAAGTTACGAGCCTGTCCCCGGTGATGAGAATGCTTGGGGTACATTTACAGTTAAGACACTAGATTTAGAAATTCGAGACTTTAAAGGTATTACTTTAATTGACAATGCCGGTAACATTGTGCCTATTAGTAAAGAGTATACAGAGGCTGAGTGGGTTGCATTAGGCATTGACATTGATGATGTTAAGTACAACTTGTATAATCAAGGTTGGACTGACACACAAATTGATGCCTATCGTATAGACAATGGCGGTAGTTTAGGTGACCCAACACTAGGTAAGTATCCAGCTAACACTAAGAGTTGGATTTATGGTAAGGATACTAACGATGATTTTGACAGTGAAGTCTTAAACAAACAAGACTTTGGTAACTCTCCTGCCCCTAAAGGGCATTTCATCATTGACCCGTTTGAAGACATTGTATATCGTCCTAAAGTGTGTGCCTTCTTTGCAGGTAGGACATGGTATGCAGGTATGCCTACATCTGACTTACTAGGAACTGTGTTTTTTAGTCAGGTGTTAGATAACATTGACAAGGTTGGTAATTGCTACCAAACCAACGATCCCACATCTGAAGTTATTAGTGACTTAGAAGATGATGATGGCGGCACTATTGAAATCCCTGAAGCTGGTGAAATTGTATCTTTACAACCACTAGGTAGAGGCATTATGGTGTTTGCTACTAACGGTGTGTGGTTTATTTCTGGTGTTGACCAAGGATTCAAAGCATCTAACTATGCAGTTGATCGTGTATCATCTGTAAGTTGTGTTGGCGGTAAGAACGTTGTGGCTGTAGAAGACACTGTGCTCTATTGGAGCACTAACGGCATTTACGTTGTAAGCGCCACTAATGCTGTAGAGTACACAGCTACTAACATTAGTGAAAAGAACATCAAAACCTTTTATCAAGACATTCCAATCTTAGGTAAACTATATGCTGAAGGATCGTATAATGCTACAAATAAAACTATTTATTGGTTATATTCAAACTCAATTAATACATCTACTAGTAGTGGTCGATTCAATAAAGACACTATTCTTGCCTTTGATGCTCGCTTAAATAGTTGGTACTGGTTTTCTCTGGACACAACTACAGGTGTTATTCCTCTATCCATTGAGGTCACTAAAGAAACAACATCCATTAGTAATGAGTATAACGTTATTGCTGGTGTAGATAGTGTTATTGCTAGTACAGATACAGTGGTTGCTAACGTAGCTAACGTGTCGGGTACACGTAAGTCTTACAAAATACTAGCTTTACATCCAGTTACTAGTGACAACTACTCAGTAACATTTGCTGACTTTGACAATACACGAGATAGTGCTACTAAGTTTAAAGACTGGTATACCTTTAACACTGCTGGTGTTGAACAACCATCTTACTTTATTACAGGATATAACATGGGTGGCAATGGCCCTGCAAGGGCTATGGCTGGTCAATATCTAACAGTGTTTATGAAGCGCACTGAAACTTCATTTGACAGCAACACCAACCCACTAAACCAAAGTGCTTGTAAAATGCAAAGTCGTTGGGACTTTACAGATAACAGTTACCCCGGTAAATGGGCTGCTGAAGTAGAAGTCTATCGTCAACTACGCCCATACTTTACTGACCCCGGTAGCACATTTGATGATGGTTATCCGCTAGTTATCTCTAAGAATAAACTTCGTGGTAGGGGTAAGGCAGTGCAGTTTAAATTCACTGCACAAGATGGTAAAGATATGAAAATTGTTGGTTGGACAGGAACATTCATAGGTAACACCAATGTATGAAGAATTTTACAAAGATGATTCTATTGTAATACTAATTGAGTGGGTAGACAATATTCCTTTTATGCACCATCATTTTTATAATTGGTCATTGTCAATACACAAAAAATTTAAAGTTGAAGTTGATAATTTAGTTGCATATTTACAAAACAAAGGGCACACAGAACTGTGGTCTTACTATGATAAAGTAAATACTAAAGTAGATAAGTTTTGTGTTTATTACGGCTTTAATAAAGTTGGTGAAACTGAAACTCAAAACATTGTTTTAAAGGAAATTTAAAATGCCAGCATTACCATATATTATTGCTGCTGCGGCAGTAGGAACTGTTTATAGTACAGTACAAGCAGGTCGAGCACAAAAAGAACAATATCGTGCTGAAGCACGTAAAGCAGAAGTGCAAAACATTCGTAATGTTCGTCAACAAATTCGTGAAGCACGATTAGCACAAGCATCTATGGTTAACACAGCAGCACAAACAGGTGGTATGGGTGGTAGTGGTTTAGCTGGTGGTGTGTCTAGTGTAGGTTCTCAGTTGGCTGGTAATTTGGGTTATATGTCCGATATTGCAACTGAAAATACAGCTATTACTAATGCAGCTATTGCAGGTGCTGAAGCATCAACAAATGCTGCAATTTTTGGATCAATCGGTAAAATGTCCGGTACAATTTTTCAAGAAGGCTATGG